GTTATCACGCTGGCGGTTGTTATAATGGTATCTGCATTAATATACAATTGATTTACTCTCCTTATTGGTATTTTCTGTCAAAAATAAGACCGGCGCCGGTCTGTCTCTTGTTCTCATATTCATCTTCCTTTTTTCTACTAAATCGCAATATGGAATATAAAACATATACTGCGACCAACGTCAATTCCAACATAGGCAACAAGTCCATCATAGTCAAAGCCAATGCCTACGACTGCAAGATAAACGGATTTTTATACCTAAATCCAGCAACGTATGATAATGATACCATTCTTTTCCAAACGCCATTGAAACCCACCGGAACCATTTATTTTTCCACGACCGTTGCCGGAAGGGGATTTAAGGTAATGACCGATGGGTCGGTTCGGGCAAATGGTGTATACACTGTAAGCGCTGGCATATATGTATATTTTGGTGTTAGTTTTGCTATTGCCTAATCATGCATTCTCCGGTTATGGCTATAGCGTCATTAACTGATGGCATTGTGCCTATAAGCTGCACTGTTCCGTTTTGGCAAATGGCTGACGTGACTTGAGTCCCCTTTGTGGCATTAAAAAAGTTTAGGACAGCCATATTGGCCCTGATGGCAGGCAGCCCTTCCACGATGGCATCATAGCTGTTTACAGTAGTGTTAATCCGTACAGTCAGGTTAATTATAAGTTTTCCTGCCTGCGTGTAGACATTTCCGCTGCTATATGTGCAGCGCTTTAGAGTGTACGGCATTACCACTGCCTCTAAATTGCGATTTAGCTCATCAATTTTTCCAGCAATATCTATACCATTTACAAATACTCCGGCTCCATTTACTTCTACTTCGTTAATTTTTGTAGCTAAATTTTTGTCGGCGTATAGTCTAGCGTATACGCCCCCTTCTGAAAAAGATGCTGCTGGATATCCGACTTTCCCATTTCCATACATCATTGAAACTTCCGCTGTATTAGATTCTATCCAACCTTCTGCCACGTTAAACTCCACCGTATTTTTTGAATTTTTTATATCTCCGGCTGTAATCTTCCCCAGATTTGCGCTTAATGCAGATAATGACTCAGCCTTAATGTTTGTGGCGGCGAAGAGATATGTTTCCCATTTTGTTCCAGTCCAACGGTATGTGACATCTTTCGTAAGTCCGCTGACGGTTCCTGTGTGCTTCCAGAGCATGCCGTCAAATTTATTAGATGGTTCTGTAGCGGACACTATTACACCGGTTGGTTCGCCCTGCTCCCCTTTGTCGCCTGTAGCCCCCTTTAGCGCCAAGGAAAAGGAAAAATCTTTTGTAAAACTTTTTCCGTCTACCGTAATGGCGATTGCCACATTGCCGGTTTTTGTAGTTAATGAAGTCGTGGCCTTGAATGTTATCTTACACGCAGTTGTCCCGTTTCCGGATACATCCGCCGTAAGGCCCGTAATCCCAGTAGCGACCCCCGTAGCATTCCCAGACACGGCTGTGCTACCGATCTTAGTAATTGTTGCCGCTACCTGAGTCGTATTTTTCCAGGCATTTACGTTTGTGTATGTGCTTCCGGCTACCGCCGCAGATACCCCAGCGGCAAATGAATAGGACTCGTTGCTTAATAATACTGTATAGCCGGTTCCAGGAGTACCGGTGTCCCCCTTATCTCCCTTGATAAGCGACCATGTATAGTCAGAGGCTGTTGTACTTTCTGTTGCCGTAGTTTTGTTGTAAGCCAATCCAATGTAGGTTTTACCGGCGGGATCATCCGACATATTCGCCCCAGATGCACTTGTTGCATATTTTATCCAGGTATAATACGTTTTCCCGTCTGTCCCTTTCGGCCCGGCAACTCCCTGATCGCCTTTTGCGCCCTTTATCAGCGACCATGTATAGTCACTGTAATTGCTGCTCTCTGTAGCTGTTGTTTTGTTATAAGCAAGTCCAATATACGCCTTTCCGGCAGGATCATCACTCATCCCTGTAGTAGGCGTGTCTGCATATTTTAACCATGTATAATAAGTCTTGCCGTCTGCTCCTTTTGGCCCCTGGACTCCTTGCGGACCCTGCGGGCCTGTAGCGCCGGTTTCGCCTTTGATCTTCGTCCATGAATATTTAGTAGGATCCGCGCTGTCGGCAGCTGTGTAGTCTGTATACTGTCCAATATACAATTTGTTTGCACTATCAGATACAGAAAATCCGGTTGATCCATTCGCGCTATTCGCATAGGCAATGTGTAAGTATGGGGTCTTCCCATCAACTCCGGCCTTCCCAGGAGTGCCTTGTGCACCGTCCGCACCTTTGATCTTGCTCCATGCATATTTTGTAGGGTCTGAACTGTCTGTAACCGTGTTGTCTACGTACATACCTATATAAGTTCTATTGCTATCAGATACAGAGAAGTCAGTGGATCCATCAGCACTGTTTGCATAGGCGATATGCGTATAGCTACTTTTTCCATCCGCTCCCTTTGGCCCCTGGATGCCCTGATCTCCTTTCTCTCCTTGTAATCCCTGGAGACCTCGTGGGCCAGTATCACCTTTTTCGCCTTTTGATCCAGTTGCGCATACAGGGTTTGTAGTTATATTCGTGTCGTCCGTGTAAGTTATAATAGATCGAGTCCACACGTATTTTCCATCTTCCCATGCAGGAGCTGTATTAACCCATTCTCCTCCCGACTGTGTAGTGGCACTGTCAGACTGATAATATTGCTCTACAATAGATTTGATTCCTTTTCCCGTTGCTCCCGTGATGCATGTCGGATCAGTAGTAACCGTAGTGGTATCGGCGTAAGTTTTCTTTGTCCGCGTCCACATATATTTCCCGTCTTCCCATGTCGGAGCTGTGGTCTGCCAGTTACCTCCCGCCAGTGACGTATCACTTGTGGATAGATAATACTCAACATCCACATTTGTGATTGCGCTGTCAATTTGATGCTGTATATCTTCCGGTGCAGGCGTCCAATCGAATGGAACATTGCCCTTTTCTAGCATTAGGTTAGAGATACTGCCACCGGTTGTATACGCTCCTCGTATTTCAACGTTAAACGGATACGCTCTAACAGTATAATCATCTGGATTAGCATAAAAATCAGCTAATACTGATGAATTTATGGGCGTTGTATAACAGGCATATTTGCCAACATATGAGCCTTCATTTTCAGTCAGAGTAATCAATGAGTTCAGACCTAAAAACGTATGCTTATTTGTGGCTGTATTTGGCCCAGAGTGAGACCCATACCAATACTTTACTGTACCATCAGTGTGCGTTAAGGTGAACTGATAATAAGCTCCTACTCGGTTTAACGTATAATCTGCGTTTTTGTATGCTCTTGGTATGTTGATGTCGTATGACAAAATTAAAGATGATCCATCTCTAAAACTTAACAAAAATGCTTTGGGGTCGTCAGTAATAATCGGAGATAGAGGATAGGCCTTAACATAACTAAAGGCTGTGAAATCTTCTGTCTCTTCGGCTATAAGTGGCACAGATGTACCTAAGACGAGATTTCTTCCACTGATCTGCATTTCATTGACGGCCTCCCATGAGCTATCGCATAACGGGGTTGTATACACTATCGATGTCGGGTTTTTATATATAATTTTGCTCCGTGTCCAGACATACTTCCCGCTGCTCCATGTCGGCGGCGTTGGTTCCCAATTTCCTCCATTCTGTTCCGTTTTTGAAGTTGACAGGTAATACTCTTCTGTAATAGACTCCACTCCTGTTCCAGCTTCTCCGGTACCACCTTTGCTTCCAGTGATACATACTGGGTTGGTTTCGGAAGTGGATCCGTTGCTTAGGTTTGTAATAGTTTTTGTCCAAATGTATTTCCCATCCACCCAATCCGGCGCTGTGGTCTGCCAGCTACCTCCGATCTGTTCCGTTGGGCTTGTTGATAAGTAGTATTCCACATCTACCGATGTAATTCCGGTTCCGGGAGCACCTGGGTCTCCCTTTTCGCCATCCGATCCATCCCGTAATTTTGCAAGCGTTATAGTGTCCATAGCTACTTGCCCGGAATCTATGGCCCGGATCACGGCAGTGTTCCCGACCCATGCAACAGATGCTTCATCTATCGTGATTGTTACGTTCGTTTGAGAAGGAATGAAATCGGCCCATATACCGTATTCATTGTGATACTGCCATTTTCCATGATTTGTATTCTGGTATTCGGCAGTTATTACCAGCGCGGCTGGTACGGGTGTGGTGGATCCAGATTCGTATTTCATAATTTGATTTCCGGTAACCGTACACAATTTTGCGTCTTCCCCGTGGTATCCGTCTTTAACTTTTGCGTAAGTGAATGTAAGTGTACATGATATTCCATCCAGAGTGACAGGTATATTTATCACACCGTTGTCCGGCATGTCTTTGCCTTTTTTTCCGGTTATGGTGATTGTGGATCCGCTTAAGCTAAATGCAAAACCACTAACCGTTGGCAATGTTCCAATAACAGGCGTTATCTGCTTAGTGCCTTTGTATCCCACAACCACAGTGGATACGGATATATTTTTTGTAAGGTTGCCTTCGTAGTCCGCATTAAATACGTGGCTTGTGGTACTTAAATACAGCGTATATGCATCAGCCCCAGTGGCTCCATCTTCCCCCGGCCTTCCCTGGTCACCGTCATTCACGTTGGCTATAGTCGCCTCGGCATATCCCCGTAATATGCCGGCTTTGTCCGTGGCTTCATAGCGGTATACCGCTTTGCCAGATATATCCGCTGCATTAACCGTAATGGATTTTGCTGTGGACAATTTTTCTCCATCCACCGTCCATTGTATTGTGAGGCTGCCTGTCATATCTTTTCCCGTGTCCATGACAGAGGCGGTCAACGTAGTGGATCCTTCGCCGTTTTTAAATACGATCCCGTTGTCGGTAAGGATTGAACATGTATACACCTTATTCTCTGCAATGAGCTTCTGCATGGCGTTCAGTAGCGCCTTGTCGATCTGGCTTTGAAGTTCCTTGAAATTATCGAATGTGGTCTTATTTTGTGCAGGATCTGTGAAACTCCTAGACTGCTCTGTAACTCTGGCTTGCAGGTACAGAGGCGGGTTATATACATCATCTATAATCGTTACTGTGTCCCCGATATCTGTATCGAAATATCCCTCTACCTCGTACTGTACCTGTGGCACGCAGTTCTTTTTGAGTTCCGCCAAGGCCTGGCCGTACAGAGTATTGACGTTGTCCGTGTCATAGCTCCAATCTACTGTGCTGTACCTATCTGTCCCGACATTGTTGCTCGGAAACCGGTCGCGGGCCTGTACCGCACGGATACATCCGTCACCCTTCGGTGACTGGTACTCTATGTTCCCGCTTGCATCCTTTTCGGTCTTATCCAGGTTTGTTATCATAAGACCATCCTTGCCAGTAGGCCGGATTGCTGTATATAGCTCTGTAATATCACTGGTCTTGGTGATCCCAGACACTTCTTTTCCATACCGCAGGATTATGTCTTGTCGGTATCGTCCCAATCCCTGGTCTGTGCTGGAATGCTTCTTATAGACATTCAAGACTATTCTTTTCAGGGAATAGTCATTATTAAGCTGCGGGACAAATTCAACCTCCGCATCAAACACAGTTGCCAGCGAATAGATCCGGGCCAGCACTGTATCTGATCCAGTCCATTCATTGGTTATGGCCTTGTCTGCCACCTCATTGATATTGAGCGTCAGAACTTTTTCGAAGTCGAATACATTCAGATACTCTGAAAATTTCATGGCCTTTGAAGCCTTATAAACGTCCACACGTTCGTTAAGCAGCTCCAAATTAAGGCTGTACGCTTCAACTTCTACCTCGTATTCATCTCGTACAACACGCACAATATTAAAATAATAATCCTTCTTTCTCCATTTAAACGACAGCTTATTGCCTTCCACCAGGCTTACCGACTCCGGGTGCTGTGCATTGGTCTTGAATGTATATGTGCTTGCTGCCCCCTTGAGATACTCATGCAGCTCATCGTCATAATAATGCATTGCCTCGGGAGCTTCATTGTCTAAAAAAGCGCGTACCTCATCATACGCGCTCAATACTGCTATTCTTATATTATCCATTATAGATATGCCTCCCTTATCTTGGCTGTAATAGTTGGTGCAGGATCGGCAAAGTCCGAATAAAAGAACTGCACCTTAGTTTCCCCCGGCGGGGCTTTTGGGTAATTGCTACCTACGATCTCGTCTTCCTGGCTTATTACTCCGTTGGTATAGACTTTGGTGTCCTTGCCGTTAATGTATACCACGTCACCAGATTGATACCGGTTTGGAATGTCGTACCAATAATTTACATTGTCCTTGCGGAAAAACAAATAATCCCAGTACATCCTTGTCACCAGAGCATTTTTGCTCATTGTCCCATGTTGACCGGAAAAAATGCTTATGTACTTGGCCTGTTTTGTCTTAGATGCAGCACTGCCGTATAATGTGTATACCCCGCCGCCAAAATAAAATTGGAACTTCTGCCCTGACTTTTTGATGTATATATGCCCCTTGTCGTGAGTCGTACATCCCTTATAATCCGGAATGAAACTCACCCTTTGTTTTTCCACTCCCTCGACATCAAACATAGCATAAGCAAGATTTTTACCCAGTTCGTATTTCGCCACCCTGATGCTTGCCAGATGGTTCCCCGCTGTATCACCGATACTCAGCATGAGCATCCCTGTTTGAGCAATTGTGCCCGTCTCAAACCAGACCTTGGCCTGGACATAAAAATTCTGCGCGCCCACAACGCCACCGGAGTCTGCCGGGATAGTTACCATCTTACTCGCTCCATGCCATGTACCGGCTCCGCTCCCGATGTTATCCAGGGCCAGCCACTTATGCCCCTCGTAAGGTCCGACAATTTTAAATGTGCCGTTTTTGATGTAATTAAATCCAAGTATCCCCTGACCGTCTGTCATGGCACTGTATGCCTCTGGGGTACGGTAATTTATGAGCTGCTGTGTCTTCTGCCGGGTTTCCCCGTCCTGTTCCCCTGCGTCCCCCAGCTGGATCACTCCGTCTTTGGTTACAATCCCTATAAATCCGTTTTCAGATTTGTGGGTTATTGTGTAATCTATGGGGACTGATTCTGTGCCGTTGTTTACTATCGTAGTCTCTAGTACACCGCTACTATTTTTAACAGCAGTGAAGGTCTTTTCTACCACAGAATGGGCCAGTCCGTCTGGGATTAGCCATGTTATTGTCCCTTCTCCCAAACATTCCCAATCATCAAAATCTAAATCATTCATTGGGACTGCATAGAATACCCGGTCAGTAGCATTACCAAATACCAATTCCTTTGGCTCATCTACATTCAAAATGCGTTGCAACATATCGTACTTTGATTTTATATCTCCAGATATCGTAAAAGGCATTGGAATTGTTTTTGTTTTGTAGGTAGTATATTTAAAATCTTCCCCACGCATTATTCTTCCTACTGATGTTGTTTCTGGATCCCACTTTGGGCCAGAGAATGCGGTAAAGCCTTGTAATACATCTATATAAGTATTCAATTCTATACCGTTAAATTTTACAGATAGACTCATGGTCTCACTCCATTCAACATTGTCTTAAGGTTGCTATTTTTCTGCTGTTCTTGCGCCATTGGAAGTGCCATAAGTTTTATGACTTCTCGTTTATCAAATTCTGCGGATATGTATATAGGGCGTTTTGACATTTCATATCCAAGCCTTTTATAATCAATTTCTAATGGCTTATTTAATACATTTGCCAATCCATCAACATAGCTTCTTTCTTTTGCTTCAGCAATAGAAATCACTCTATTTGCCGCCATACTCTGGCGGACATCCATCGTAGCATTAATTCTTTCCATAGCTTCAGGGATATCAATATCACCCAATTTGAGCTTTAATGTAGCTGAATCCATGTCCAGTGCATCAAGAGTACTTTTTGCCAGATCACTTGCGGCTGATATTGCATAATCTTTATTTTTTTCTATTCCAATTCCTAACCCTAAATCAAAGTTTTTTCCTGATTTTTTGGTTTTACGAGAGGGGGAACGTTCATCAAGTGCATGTTTAAGAGCGTTATATGCGCTAATTGCCAATTCAGCCGCTGCACTTGCCGCCCTTCCTAACCATGCCCCTATACCTTGGACAAATCCAGCTCCAAAATCAGACCCTGGGGTATAACCATCAGCCGTTCCGGCTCCTGATTTTGCATTATCTGCCAGCTCCCGCCCTTTAGAATTTGCTTCGCCGGATTTACTACCAACACCGGAAGCAAATAGTGATCCGAATTTTCCACCTGTAGGACTTGGATTAACTGATCCAGCACCTGAATTTGCATTATCAGATAGACCTTTTCCTTGACCAAGCAAGAAACCAAACATTCCACCGATACCGCCGCCAAATAGGCTGCCAAATAATCCCCCTGTGGGAGATGGATCAACAGAACCAGCGCCAGCGTTTGCTGCATCCGCATTTGATTTTCCAGCAAGCCGAGAATTCTCTTGTTGACCAGAGACTCCTATTCCAAAAAAGCTCATAATATTGCTGCCGATTTCTCTTGCACCTTCAAACAATCCCGAACTTCTTAATGTGTCTAAAAATGAGGATGCTACGGATGTACCCTTCGCATTAAGATCTTCTTTTCCTATATCTAGTCCTTCTGAAGCACCTTCCCACACGCCCTTGAATATCTCTCTGACTTTTTTTGAGGGAGAATTTATTTCCAGAACTGCCCTAAGAGCTTCGAGAAAAGAGGTGCCCTCTTCTTCGGCTTTGTCCTGGATTTTATCAAATCCCTCCAGCCCTTCCATAGCTCCTTCTACAGCAGATTCGAATTTTGATTGCATTTCAGATGGAAGAGTATCATATGCCTGCACTAGAGCTTGCAAGCTCGCCTTTCCCTCATCGTTTAATTTTCCATCCAGATCCGCCTGCGCTAGTGCAGACAGCATTGCCGCCCCAGCCTCCGGGCCTATATCCTGTATACCCTTTGCGATTCCTCCGGGGAGCTGATTAAAGTTGTCTATCGTCTTTGCTGCTGCATCGGCCATCTGTCCATATATTTCATCTGCTACTTTTATTGTTCCATCTTGAATTAAACTAAGATTTTCAACATACCCATTCGCCTGTTCATAAAGTGCATTCCTTGTTTCTTCTGACGCTGATAAAGCCTCACTTGTATAGGAACGGTATGAGGATACTAAAGTATTCAACGCTTCTTGTATTTTGGCAGAATCTCCAGAAGCTACAGCTTCTTGTAAGGCGCGATAATTGTCTACTTCCGCAGACAGTTCTTCCATTTTAGTCTTTGCATCTCTTACTTCTTCGTTGGCATCTTTCTGGGCATCTTTTGCTGCCTTTAGCTTCTTTTCCGCCTGATTTAAAGCATGTCCGTACCCTAACGCAGTTTCAGAACCTTCTTTCAATGCTTTATCATAGTCCTCTTGCGCTTGCTTTTTAGCTTTTGTAAGCTCTTTTACTTGCTCATCCTTTTTTGCCGCAGATGAGGCTGCATCTTTATACTTATTTATTGCATCTTCAGTGTTTTTGTAGGCATTTGCCATATCTTCTTGCATGGAACTTAATACAGCTTCGGCCTCTTTCTTTAAGATTACTTCTTCTATCGCTTTAACTACTTCACCATATTTCTGTATCTGTCCGTCAAGTAGTTCTATTTCAATTCCAAGTGCTTCTGAAAGCATGCCTGTAATTACTTTTGCACGTTCTTCATAGCCCGCCTTTACATTTCCGTTTGCATCAGTAATACTCTGCAATTCACCTAAAAGATTTTCATAGCCGCTGTATTCCTTATCTATTGAAGCAATAGATTCCTCTCTCGCTTCTCTCTGCATCTTTAGGCTATCTGTACATTCCTGAAGCGCGGTCAGATTTTCTTTTTCTGCGTCAGTTAGTCCATATGTTTTTTCAATATTGTCCTCAGCCGTAGCAATATAAGCAATTGTTCCAGCTGTAAGAGCTGCGATTGCAGTAACTGCCAACCCTATTGGATTTGCTTTTATTGCAGTGGTAAGTGCAAGCTGCGCTTTTGTAAATAATCCTGTTGCTGCTGCAGCAGCGGTCGATTCTCCTGTCAGTATAGCAGTAACAGCCGCACTTGCTTTCATCGCTGTTGTAGAAGCCTTAGTTGCTGTACCCAATACTTTAAATGCCGTGTACCCTGCTATTGCAAGTGGAATTAATTTATCCATATTTTTAGCAAGGGAACTGATAGCCTTTATAGCAAGTGGCCCTACTGTCTTTCCAATACTCGAAACCGATTTTGCCATATTCTTTAGAGGTGTTATGATCCCATCAGCCTCGTCACTTGTATCCGCAATCTTATTTGCTAATTCATTAAAGATATCCCCGGCTTTTTCTACCACTCCATGCAAACCGCCAGAATCAAATGCATTTGAAAGCCTTTCTACGCATTCGATGCCCGTATCTGCGGCAGCTTTCAGTGGCCCCTGCATCTTCTCATAGACTTTAATCCCGAAACCCTCCAGAGACGATCCAAGAATAGTCAAGCTCCCCTGTAGATTGTCCTGCATGGTCTCCGCCATACTCTGAGCCGCGCCATCGGCGTCATTGATTGATGCTACAAGGCTGTTAAAATCAGCATCACTTGCACCAACGATTGCCAGCAGGCCCGACATTGCCTCCTGGCCCGCAATAGATGAGGCATAGCTTGCTTTCTGGCTATCATCCAAGTTTGCAAAACCGGATCTCAAATCTTTGATGGTCTCCATAAGAGGCTTCATGGTTCCATCAGCATTGGTTACACTTATCCCCAATGCCTCTAAAGCGCCTGCCGCTTCTTTTGGTGGGTCGACTAAACGGGTCAACATGGCTCTCAGAGATGTTCCGGCCTGTTCCCCTTTGATTCCTGCATTTGCCATCAATCCAATAGCTGTCGCAGTGTCCTCTATGGAATACTTCAATGCGCCGGAAATAGGCGCTGCATACTTAAATGTTGCCCCCATCATCCCAATGTTTGTATTAGATGAGGATGCCGCTTTAGCCAAAACATCAGCGAAATGTGCGCTATCGGAAGCAGAAAGCCCGAATGCAGTGATTGCATCTGTAACTATATCAGATACCCTGGCAAGGTCTTCTCCTGATGCTGCTGCCAGGTTCATAACGCCTTCAATGCCGTTCAGCATATCTTCTGTCTTCCAGCCCGCCATTGCCATGTATTCAAACGCGCTGGCAGCCTCTGTTGCACTAAATTTTGTCTTTGCGCCCATTTCCTTGGCTTTATCAGACAGCGCATCTAAATTGTCTCCTGTTGCCCCTGAGATGGCGGAAACTTTACTCATGCCGGCTTCGAAATCGCTGCCGACTTTTATAGCATAGCCTGCAACAGCACCCATCGCCGTTCCAACCGCTCCCGCAGCTACCGCCACGCCTTTAAGTGCACTCTTCGAAAAACCGGAGAATTTCGCCATAGCGGATTGGGCTTTGGTGCTGTCTAATTCTGTATTAATTTTAATTGTACCGTCTTTTGCCATTGCGTCACCTTCCTAATGTAACGCAAAAAAGGCACAGCCTTTCGCCATGCCTAAATTGCTTAATTCGGGGGCGCTGAGAGCTTCACTCAGCATTCCTCTCCCCCATGTCTGTTTCTTACATAATCAATCCACCCCTGATTTCTCTCTTGCAGGGTCATTCTCCTTCCAGTTGCCTCTTTAATCCGATATATCCTTTTCATATCGTTTATAAATGCACGCTTATCCTTCGGCATTCCAGATGTACTAACCTTCCTATAGTACATTATCTTGCTCATTTTAGTATCCTCATTTAAGGATTCAAAAAGAGCCATAAATTTCCACCAATGCAGCTCCTGCACTTCCGTAAGATCAATTCCGTACTGTTCTCTAAAAGCTGCATAAATATATGGAGTATCTTGGGAAAAAGAGAACGCAGGATCTGCTGATGTCCTACGCTGGTATCTCTGTTTCTTTTTCTCCTTCTCTTGCATTTCACCACACTGGTAAAACCATAGCATTTTATCAATTGCTTCGTTTATATTATCTGGAATTTTGGGATAGCACCTTTGCAACAGTTTGATTATTTTATCTTCATCACTTCCGCTACCTTTACGGATGCTGTCAAACTCCATCCAGATGCGGTAATCCCAGCGTATAGGATATTCTGTGCCATCTATCAATACGCTTTTAGGCAGCACTCCCATAATGAAATCGGAAACCATTATTTCTTTCCTTCAATCCGTAACATTGCATTATGCGTAAATTTTTCTACAATCGGATTGACCTGAGTTTCATACATATTCATAAGTTCCTCAAACGCTTCCAAACATGTCAGTAAATCCGTTTCCTCTCCGAACACTGCTCTGGCACTTCCTTTACCAAATATATCATCAACAAACTCTATGACAGCATTGCACTGCATCTCAATGGCCGTTGCCTCATCGGATATATCTTTAGCTGCATTAGCTTTGTCTACTACCTTGTGTTTCTCTTCCTCAAATTTCCGAATCAATTTGGGACTCATAAGAGGTGCTTCCAAATTCGTGTCCAAAATCTTCACTTTTATCTGTTTCATCCGTTTTATCCTCCTCTAAATTCAATATGTTACCACCTTCTGCTCTTCAAGAAGCAGGTGACGCTGTATATGTATACTCTACCGGGTTTGCTCCAATTTTTTTGAATTCAATGTCCACTGCGGAAGATTCCCCTGCATTCCCGGAGCCATCAGAGTTCACAATAATAGAGCATTGCCCTTTCTCTCCTTTACCCGTCAGGATGTTAAAATACACAAAATTCGTCACAACGCCATTACCTGTACCATATTTAACAGCATGGCTTAAGCAGTAATCCTGTGCTTCATCTCCCGTGTATCTGTCTCCTGTCACAGAAAATGAACGCTGTGTACCAGTTTTTGTTGTACTCTGACCCGCACGGATATATTGTTTATCCTGTGTAACTGGATTTAACTGTGCATCCAGGCCGGCAATCCCCATCTCAACGACAGCATAATCTTTTTCCGCAGTAGGTGTTTCACTTTTCGGGTTTATGTCAATTGCAAATACATAATCGTCATTAGTAACCCAACCTTCATAATTTGCATCTACGGTATGTCCCGTCATTAATTCGCTTAATTTCATTCTTATCTCTCCTTTTCAAAATAAAGAACCCTGCACTGAATCATGTATTGGGCGATCATTCTTTCCCAATCAACAGCAGCAAGGTTCGGCATGTTTTGTAGGTTCTCAATTTTTTTAACCTGGCATTTTTCTCCAAAGTCGGGGAATGCCTTGTTCCTATTCTGTTCATCTAACCAGTCCATAAATCCCTGCGCAAAGTTCATTGCTTCAAGATTTAAATCATCGGTCTCGGTTGAAAAATGCCAGGTTATAATTATGGAAAATCCATACTCTTTGTCAGCCGCCCGCACATACTTCTTTACGACCTTGTCAGAATAATTTGTCAAAAACGATATAGCATTCAAAGTATCATCGGAAAAATTATAGGACGCCAACCGTCCAGACAGTTCTGTGACTTTGTCCTCTACATAATCCTTCATTATTTCATGTTTTGTCATTACCCGCCGCCTTTCACATATCTTTGCACAGCCGCGGTATAGTCTCCCATCCTGGCGGCTTTCATTGCCTTTTCCCATTCAGACGTTGCAAGCGGATGATGGAACGTGCTATATTTCAATTTCTTTCCGGTAACCACTTTGGTTTCCCCGTGCCTTGCCCAGGGGCTGCCAGTAATTCGGGATACCATTAGTGCACCCTCATGCTGGAATCTTGCATACGGCACCAAATAATGGACTACTCCTGCGCCCTCTTGTACATAAGTACGCACATCCTGAGACAATGCCATATTCCTTGCTGGGACGTAGGGATCCATAAGGCGCTTTGCTTCGTTTGCCATAAATAGTAAGGTTCTGTCTCCGCCGGTTGCCTCTTTCGTGATCTGTGGTATCGGTTTATTCCATTTAAATTCTACGTTCATTTAACCACCTAATCTATAATGTTTAGCATGTCTTGAGTCACTGTTATCAGAGAAAGCCGTTACAACAAATGCATCAGGCTTGTATCTGGAAAGTAACTGTGACGCTGTCCCGGGGGATATCCCCGTAATTTCTTCCAGGCATATCCCTTTTACCACAACATCCTTCTGGCTGCACGTGAAGTACCTTGACCGTTCTTCATCTGGCAATTTAACCCACTCATGGTATGGCATATACCGCTCTGAAGCAGGTATTCTGACAGTATATACGGAATCCATCTTGGGGCTACTGTTTACATATTCAGACCGCCCAATAACGTTTTTATAGAAGCAACCATGTAAAACTGTGCGGTACCAGATATCCTTTGTGCTCTTAGGGTTATCCGCGGCGCGAAAACAATTGTAAATGGTAATCTCTGACCTGTAATTAGGATTCATATTCACACCCCGCAATACAACAGACCTGTATTTCCAAGCCATTTGCGGATAATTTTATGTATGCTATTGTTCACCGCATTCTCAGTCATATCACCCGCCATATAAGTGCCTGTCTCTCCGTCATTTCCATAACTCTGCAGTATTCTGCCGCTATCATCCTTCATTTTTTCGAAGGCGCATAGCTTTTCCGCAATCTCACAGCAGCAATACCTTGCCTCATCTGGTATTGCTGCTGTGTCGATCCTGTTAAAAGTATTGCGTGCTATCTCAGCCGATGCCATGAAAGCCCAATATGAAAAGTCTTTTTCATCTATTACATTTTGTTTCCCATTTAAATAGTCATTTGCATAAAATTCATATTCCACATAAGCCGTCATAGACATATCCTCAACCTTTCTATGCTGACGCAACTACATCAGCAATTCCTGCGCCTACGCACCTGTTACTTGAATTTACTTCTACAATTATAATTTTCTGTCCTGCAGCCGCTTCAATGTCAGAAGTGCCATCCCAGGCTTTATATCCGGTTGTGCATACAGCTCCTGCCGCTGGTATCGTAGGATTCGCCGCAACTTTGTATTTGTAGCTGTTACCGCTTGTCAAAGTTGGCTCTACAGTGATAGCCGTAGAGCCGCTCGTGCTACCCGCTACCGAGGTAACATTCAAATTGACTAAGCTGACCGTTTTTTTACAACTGCATAATTCTTATCACCAAGTCTGTAACCTGATAAGATCTCAACCTGTGCCAGAGTTCCATTAAAGTTCTCTGAGTCTTTCAGCCTCGCCATTGAAAGCAGATCAACGATATGTAACCCTCTCCAGTCATACATAATGTATTCAATTTTGGAAAGATCAACAGTTTTTATGGTTCCGGAAAAATCATAATATTTTGCTGCAGATGTTAAGTCCAACATATTGCACTCTACCCACAACATACCAAGATAGTATCCCATCTGCCCGGTTCTAATAATTTCGTCATTTTTTACCGGGATAAACTTATCGCCTGCAACTTCCAGCATTGTACTATAGGTTTCAACAGATGCCATTACCACATTTGCAGATGCCTTCTGTTTTCTGATACTTTTTCTTCCGGAAATAATTTTGTTGGTGATATTAGAAGTCGTAATCGCCTCCTTATCCTCCATTTCTGTTCCTTCGTTTGCAAGACATGCAAGGCCTGACATCTGCCAGCCTTCCCGGCAAACCTGAACAGACTGAGAAAGATGTGCATCCGCCATGTTAAATGGTACCGCCTCCGCCTGTACGTTATAAATCTTTGTAGACTCCTGCTGCAAGTTATTTAATAACAGCGGGATTAAGTCGTTATCTGCTGCACCGTGGTCAAAATCAGATGCCGGCGCTTTTGGATCTTTTGCTGATTTAGCAGCTAATTTGAAGATCTTTACTGCTCCTGCCCCCTCTGCATCTCCCTGGTACTGGTCACTGTATGTAAGCCCCGGCTGAAAGATAGCATCAAAATAAAAATTTGGCGCCACAATTGAGCTATATTTTTCGTTAACATTATATCCACCATATTCCATAGTTTCATTTCTCCTTTTCTAATTTGCATATTTGTTGTTTGCGTATTTCTTTTTCAAATAAGCCTCTTCTTCAGACTTAGGTGTTGGCTTGTATGTCTGTTTTGTCCCACGAACAAAAATCTTTTTTTCTGGTTCCTGTGGCTCATCCGATTCGAATTCATCAGGATACTGTGCTTTCACATTCTTCATGTACTCGTCAGCGCCTGAGAAGTTTCCGTCTTTGAATTCCAGGTTTTTAGAAAGAAAATCATTCAGTATTGTCTTTCTCGACAATGGTGATTTAATCTTCTGCCCATCGAGATATCGTTCTGCCGCAAATCTTTTTTCCTGATCACTGAGTTTGTTCTGCAAACTCGCCGTGTCCTCTTTATACTTTGTTTCCCAGTTTGCAGCGGATTGCTTAATACCATCAATGTCCATATCCTTATATGATTTGATTGTATTATTAGCCTCACCCAGCTGTATCTCAAGTCCATTTGCCTTTGTTTCGATGGCCTGGTACTTTTCACGACTTACGTAATTTCCTTCCGATAGGTCGGTAAACCTGACGTGCTTAAGTTTGTCTTCAATCCCATTATTATGTTCTGTAATTTTCGCATCGACCTGTGAGAATAATTCTTCTCCTAAAAGTTCCTTTAAATTCATATTCCTTCCTTTCTTTGACCTTTGTTTTTTATTGCGGTGTCTCCGCGGGCCGTGCCAGTTTTATGCCCGTAGCACAGGGGTTAATCCAAACAGTTTTAATGTCGTAATGGTTTTGGACAATAAAATAAGACGCTTACCCTGCGTCTCGAAGGGAGATAATTTAGATCACCTCCTGAAATATATTAGGCGGGAAACTACTCGCCACGGTTTGTAAAAATCCAGATGGAATAGAACGGAAATTTACGCTGTATTTCATATAGGCCGTTGCATTTCGCTACGCCCTTCCAAGTCCGTCTTGATATACTCTCTCCATCTGCTCTGGCAGTCCAAGTTTTTTTGAAAAGTGCTTATACTGTTTCATCTGCACTTGATATTTAGCTCGTTTTGCAGTTATAGTGTCGCTGCCTGCCTTTCCTTCTTTAAGTAGCTTGATGTCCTGACGGGTCTTCCGCATCGATGTTTCTTGCTTCCTCTGTTCCTGTAGCGCTTCATAAGTTGTATACTCTTTTCCATTGTATAGTTTAGGCTCATTCTCCTTTGCAGCCATTTCTTCCAATTGATCGTCTGTATATGTCCTTGCAGAAACACCAGGTATAAATGCATTATAATCATGGTAACAATTTGCCCCGTGCAGGCCGGTCACAGTTCCAAGCCCGCAAACTGTGCGTAGCTGCTCATATGTCCATACACGCCCCTGCCATATTTGATGTTCTGGCCTGGCGCCTACATGGTATGACACCTCATAACTGTCAGTTCCAAGCTCTTTAGCCACCTGTTCATTAATTTTTCCTTGTATCTGGCGAAAACCTGTCATAACAGCTCTTCTGGCAGCAACATCAACACGGTTATGCCATCCAGAGGCATAATCAATCCAACGGACTCCGCTGATCGTCATAGTATTAATTGATCTACTGAGCGCTTTGTCGTAGCTCACCATGCCTGTTTGTATGTCTATGGCAGCCGCATCCATTGTATCCTGATAAAACTCCATTAATGGGCTATACATTATTTTTCCTGTTGATGGATTTTTGATTGCAAACCCCATTGAACCGGTCATATTGCGGAATGATTCGGCGGTCTGTTCCCTGATTGATTGAATAAGTTCCATAAGTTCAATGTTTTCTTCTATGGGCTTTTGCACTTCGTTTAAATCCTTGTATGCCCTGCGGTATCCATAATAAAATTCATATACATCATCGGAAAAAATCTTATCCAGATCATTATCTGTAACATCTAATGCCTCTTTCACATATTTCCGGATATTTTCTTCTGACTTCCCCATTTGTATAAGTTTCTGAATTTGCGCATCAGATGTTGAAGTCGATAATGAATTTATCCGTATCGCCCTGACAATCTCTGACATTATGCGCATCTCAAGATCGGACATACATTTTTCAAACGGGAGCGGTATTTTTTCCAGCTCTCCCTGCGTCATTATTCGATCACCTCCGCGGGCGTTCCTACGGCTTTCATTGCAGTTTCTTTATCTTCTCCATACCATTTTGCGCGGAATTCCCAGGGTTGCATAATTCCGGCAGCTAAATCCTGCAGATCCTGCTCTCTCTCAGTCTTTTTATCAGTTACAAGAGAATCATCCCAAGATATAGCAATGTTTATCGTACCATCTGATGCGATTCCAGATATCGCCATCCATGCATCTATTGCAGCAACGAGCGTTTCTATCGCATCGCCTAAACTGTTCTGTATAGATTTCACAGTAGCATAAGACCGCTGCTTACTTGCCTTTATTTCTTCTGCCGTCTTATCTACAAGCTGCGGATCTGACAATGTCCCGTATGCTAATCCGCTATTAAATTCAACTTTCTGGACAATCTTGTTGTAGCCGTTAAAGAAGCTCTGATCCCGAATATCTGGTGAATAAACGTTAAAAAAAGGCTTTCCATCGTTATCTGATATGCTTGCCCCCATATCATGGTATTGCCGTTCTTTGCCCTTCGGAAGCTGTACATTTCCTTTCCGATCCCTTTTAAAGAATTCACTCGATGCCTGTATGGCTGTTTCCTTTGATCGGAATTCCCACAGAGTTGCACCATACTGTTCGTCCGCATCTTTGATCTGATTTATGGCTCGTGAGTACACGGATACTCCCAACGGAGATTCTGTATCGATATTGTTTGCCAATGGGATCCTAAAATAAGAAAACAACATACGGTCTGCATGTTCAAATTCCACATATGGGGCAATATCTTCCCACTCTGGCACATCTTCCAGGCTAATTTCCTGACCTAAATTAATTACATTGTCGTTCTTTACCATTGCCTTCCTGCTGACAAATGCCTTATTTACAATAATATATTTGTCACCATCCCACTTCTGATACTCCAATCTTGTGTACAGCTTTTTCCCATCTCGTTTAAATTCAGGAAATATTGCAGCCGTAATATTGTTTGCACTATCAAATTCTACTGGATAAAAGAACCCGGCCTGAACAACATCAACAGAAATACCGTCTCCGTCAATATAAGGCTTAAATACAACGCCACCAGCATTGCACGCATATTCCGCATAAACGGGAAGGCTATTCAAAAATGGCTTTAGATAGCGTGCTATCAGGTCGGCCTTTGGGCTTCCAGATATCGTAACTTCGGATTCCATAGTCACAAGTCTCGCCATTTCGGAGCTAATAGCTGCTGGCAAATTCAGGCTTCTTACATCTGCATTTAGCCAAGGGGCTTCGTTAATATATAACTTTTTCCACAGATAAATCGCCTCAGACATCTTCTGAGAAATGGCAACATCTATCCCCATTGCCTGCTGTACATTTTCGTATTGTATCAATTTTAATCACCCCTTTCTGTAACTGGCAGCATATACATTATCAGATTCCACATACCCATCACCAAATATCTCAACGCATCTTCGCAATGATCATTCACTTTTATCGGTAGCTCTTTCCCGTTTTTTATGCTCTTAGGATCGTATTGGTACAGACCCATCTCTTTTATCAGCATCTCTTGTGAATTAGACAGAACAAGCCTTAAAAACGAAAGGATCTTCTGTACCCGGCTTATTCCCTTTTTAACATCATTCTTTGCCAGTATTACTGGTATGTGCGGGATAACACGCCTTACTTCCTCGATGAATCCCGCTGCAGATGGGTCAATAAATATGTAACTGACAACTCGGGCATATTCTTTCTCGATCTCATCGCAGAAACCTTTCAGGTCAAGCGCATACTCTGACGGTGACTTCTGTTTTCCTTCATCCCGTCCAGAATGGTAATACTCTTTAATCCCTCTCAGTGATTGGATATTATAATCAATTCCAGCTGCCTCAAATACAGTTGCATTTTGCTGACCATAATCAACCCCTACGCCTATCTCTCCTATCGCATGCATGTCACTCACCGCATAACTTTTAGGATCATATGTATGATTCAATCTGTTGAACATATAGTAAACAAGATCATCCACGCCAGTTGGCTCTCCAAGCCATACCCAACGATACATTTTCTCATCTACTTTTTTCATTGTCTCCGCAGAATCTATTAGATCCTGTCCGAGCCATGAATCAGGAACATCCCTATAATCTGTGTGAATATGGATACAGTCTGATCTCTGCTCCATCTTCTTGCACCACACATTGATTTCTGCGTTCGGGTTTTTTGGTGGATTGTACAGGTAAATCATCTGGAATCCACCGCTGTTTCCTCTGACAAATGTAGCTTCTATGTTTGACAACTCGTCTTCTCCTTCTCCATCGTCAAAGAACTCTGTTAACTCATCCAGAATAACTTTTTTAATCGGTTTATCTTCATCTATGATTCCTTTTGTGTCGTCTATACCGTCAGAACCAGAGAAGTAAATAGTTGACCCGTTGTTTTTATATGTAATTTCCATCGGTGACTTTGTAATCATGAATTTATTTTTAGGGATCTGCAGTCTATTGATCCCACGTATCATTTCTTTGTACACGGTCTTGCGTAGCTTATTATGATGTTTGCGTAGCACAACAACAGATCCATGTGCATCAGATACAATCTGGTAGTCTGCCATAATAGCAGCAAAACTGGATTTAGTTCCGGCACGACCGGAAGTCAAAATAATATGTTTGATTTTTTTATTGTTGAATATCGGAAGATATTTCGGTATCACAATCTCGGATATCCGAACCTGTTTCTTTTGGTGCGTCATTAATTATTTCAACTCCTACATCGTCTTCCATACTTGTATCCTTCTTCAATCGCTCTGTGTTCGCTTTTATTTGGTTAATCCGAGCTTTTTGCTCTTCGGTAGCCAAATCCATATGGCCTGCAATCCAATCGAGCGCCTTCATACGATCAGCAAGTTTTATACTTGCCCCGTCCCGCCCCTGCTTTACTTCTGTAATTATTGTTCCATCAACATCCGTATGCTCTTTAAATCTTACAGTATTGACTTCCTTTGTAACTTGTACCTTCTCGCCGGTTTCCTCGTCTTTCACTTCGAGGGGGCCGTACATGGTCATAACCGGAATGTTCTCACGCCCGAACTCCACAAAGTCTGTAATGTCTGCAAATGCGATATCCATATACTTTTGGAATATATCTGTCTCATCCATCATCTCCCTGTTGATCCGGTTCTGTTTGAGACGCTTTATTTCTTCTCTTACTCCAACATTCTCCAGCAACCTGTAACCAATAGACAAAGCTGTATTATAATCAACTCCATACGCTTTTTGATATGCACGTGTCGCATTAAAGCATCTTACATATATGCAGCAAAAAAGCCGTTGCTTATCTGTCAGATCAGGATTCTCTATTACCTGCCTTACGTCTTCTGCAACAGCTTCTCTCTCTCTTTTCCGAACGTTCGCTTTCTTCTCTTCCTTTTCCGAACGTTCGCTTTTATCCCATCCCTGTGTGCTCTTCCATCTGCGAACAGTTCCCTCAGGCTTATTCATCCTCTTTGCTATGTCAACAAGGCTCATGCCTGAATGGAATAACTCTTCTGCTTTGATTGAATCAGGGCTTCTGCTCCTTGCCAATTTATACACCACGCTTTCTTTTCTGAGATACAGGCCGCCTGGTAGTGACGGCCCGCACTGTTGCGGTTCTTGTACGACACATTGATGCCCAATGTTTACTAAGTTGAACAATGACTTTTTGAATTATTGTTATTAGTTACACCCATGAACAACCGCAACAAAAACATGGGTAATGGGAGGGCCCGGAATCGAACCGAGACACAGGGCGCTACCCTGCATACTTACCATTCCTCCACCATCTTTATCCAGCTACCTCGCAAAACTGGACGGCCAATGCTTTCTCACCCGTAGGCTTTCCCCTTTGCCTTATCGGTTCACAGCCGGCATTGGCACTGGTATTTCAGGGGAAATCGTGGCAAGGTTTTTATGACTGCAATAAGCCGGACACGCGTAGTCCATTTAAGGCCCGCTCTGCAGGCAACACTTATTGCCGTCATTCTTGGAGCTGCAATATAATCCCGGCGTCCCGCTGCACATCGGATCTCCGATGCCGTCCCCCTCTATAAGAGGCAGATTATATTGTCTCATACTCCGAATAGGGACAACCGGATTCGAACCGGTGGCGCGCTGGATATAAGCCAGATGCTCTACCTGCTGAGCTATGTCCCTGTATTTGAATATGAAAAAAGCACCCTCGTATAAAGGTGCTTTTTTTGTAAGCTCTTTCTTTTAAAACGATAATTTAGTTTGGATTCCAGCACTATACATGCTACTTTTACGCTCTTTTAGTAACGCTGAACAATCTGCATGTAGCTTTTTATTCAACGAACCTTTGTTAATTGTCTTTCTGACCTCAATTCCCTCATTATGGATATTGAGCTCATCGTACATCCTTTCAATTTGGCAGTCTCTCATCATATTTCCACCTCCATGTATGTAGTATATCCTTATTTTCATATATTTGCAATAATTAGGCATGACTTATTACAGCTTTTCCATTTTGACATTCTATTATTTTAGTAGCATTACTGCCTCCTAGCGTAAGCATATACGCATGATGCACACTCAAAACATCATCTTGAAGAACAGCATCGCTTTCTAGTTCAATAATTTTTAATCCTATACTTTTACAAAATTCTAAATTAAAATGCCTTCCGTGTGTCTTAGAATCATCATGTTCGTTCAGCCTGGATACAATTGTATTTATCATACTCTCAGCCTGCTCTCCTTTAAACATCCCTGTTTCAAGCCATTCTCTAACTAATTTGCCAGATAATTGAATGGCATCAATGGCTGTTTTTAAAAATGCTGCCGGGTATTGCTGTAACTTTATCGCCCAGTATTGCGCATTTTGTGGGTTTGCAGCCAAATCAATCTTTGCCTCTTCAAATTCCATTTGTATATTATATGCAGGTATTCCATTAAATTGAGGATCAATTGGCCCTAGACTGGATTGCTTACCCATAATAATCTCTTTCGCAGCGCAAGCCATCATTGTTCCGGCAGACATAGCCATCTGCGGAACAATTACACGAATATCATAATTAAACTTGTTTCGCAAATAGCTAATTATTGCTTCTGCTGCGGCTGGTGATCCACCTGGGGTATGTAAGATCAGATCAAGTCCCCTTTTGCATTCCATACCCTTCAAAGCATTCATAAACCCTGTCATATCAAGATCATTAATGTCAATGTTATCTGCTTGCGGATTACTTAGAAATGCTGAATAATACGCAATTGTATTTCTTCCCGTATAATCTGAAAGCTGTTTTAAATATTTTCTTCTCACATAATCACTTTGTGACATTGTCTCATTCAACTCTTTTAAAATATCATCCCATCCAGCCATGCTCTTTCCTCCTCACAGTACCGTAAACATCACAATTTCATAATATCCCATATTATGACAATATTCAACCAAAAAACGTCCCACACTTTCATGCAGGACGTTTTTCAATAGGTGTGTGAAGGAGGTCATACTGATGAGCTATGTCCCATTATATACAAAAGACTCCCCGCTGTATAACGGAGAGCCTTTCAGCCATAATCTGTATGGCTATCTCAAGGAGGATACTTATTAATGCCCCGAGGGCTAGATCTTCTATTCTGCCGGTAAACGGCTGTGTTACTGAGAAAACACCACTGAACAATTGATCCAATCGTTCTAGAATAATTATATCACATGTAAAATGTTAATGGGGTTAATTTTTCAGATATCCACTAATAATTTGCGATATTCTCCCCCTGCTGTATCCTACTGCTTTAGCAACCTCCCACTGCTTCTTCCCATTCAAGAACGATAGTTCAAAAATCTCTTTGATACCTCTGTCTGGTATGGAGGATATGTATTCTTCAACTTCTTCGCATTCTTTTTGCAGTTTGATCTTCTCAGCCTGCTTCTCTCGTATTTCATCATTCACCTTGTCATTTTCAATCGGATCATACATTTCAACTGTTGTCCGTACTTCCGTATACGGGAAATTATGGCTTGATCCAGTTACTTTCCCGTGTATTACATCAATATCTTTCCCACAGAGGATATCAATATGATCATCTATTCTTTTAATCCGCTCCTTATTCCATCTGTACTTTTTCAGCTTCACTTTGTCCACTCAAATCTCCCCCTTAATATCATATTTCTCTGCCAGATACTCAGGCACGGTCTTATGCTCTATTTGGCGGCCCTGTTCCTGTACCATCTTCCCGGCCTGGTAAGCTGGGCGCCTGAATGCATCCTGGGCCTTCCTGTCCTGAAACTTCTCCAGACAATCAAAATGCTTCTGACTGTCCCGTTTCTGCTCCTTTCTTGTCCTTCTCAATCTATCCCTCCTAAATTTTGGTTTAGTTACCAGCTTTGATGTTTTTCATGTATTGTTTCAAATCCATCATAATCACTAATTTCCCATTCGATATTATCCGGAATTTCAATAATTTCTATATTGCCACACATACCATTCGCAAATGATCCTAATTCTTCGATAGCCGTAATTAATTCTTTATCAGTACGTTCTAAATCTTTATAAGACCAATATCCCGAATCCTCTCCTGTAGGAAACTCTTCAAACTCCTCTCCATAGTCTTTAGTAAATACATACCATATGTCTAATAAACTTTTTTTCTGTTTTTCTGGTTCTTTGACTTTCACAAATTTATCTTGTCCGTCACTGAAATAATATTTTGTTTGCTTGTAGAAATGGCATTCTTTTTCCTTTAGATCTAATATTCTTTTTTGTGCAATCGGAGAAAGCGAAAATCCTCCAAAGCATTTATTAACTGCAATCTTCATAAATAATCTCCTTTTCAAATCTGGTTTAAATGTGTATCAATACGTATCGTTACACACCGATATAATCATCCAGCGCCTTACGGATCACCCAGGAGATGGATCGATCTTCTTTCTGGCAATGCTCCAGCAGCCTCTTATACTGCTCGGGATCCATGCTTATATTCTGCCGGATGTACTTCTTGTCCTGGTCCTTCTTTGGTCTCGGCATATCTCCATCTCCTTTCGGTGTGTATTCAAACACAATTTTTTAGATTTTTTGGTTTAGTGCAGCAATATAACGCTTGTAGCAAAAAATCCAACCGCTATTCCCATTCCAACAAATATGCCTACACTCGCCCACGCAAGCAACTGTATAAGTGCTTGTCCTAATTCTTTTCCACACTTTTTAACTTTCTCTTTCATCTTCTACCTCTTTCCCCGGTCTGCCGCCGGAAGCCCTAATCCGGTTTTATTGCTTTTACATACATTTCATGTTCCAACTTCTGCACGAGATTCATCATGTTAATGCCACCGATTGAGTATGCTATTTCCGCCGTATGCTCTATGATTTTATCGCAACAGTCATGGTCAATCCCTTGGTCGTGCACTGCAATAATACATAATGCGGCAAGCCTTTTTGATATATCCAATCTTTTCTCTCTGGTCAAAATCATATTATTCTCCTCCCTCTGCAGAAAGAATAATATCGTGTATCCGTAACACCACCCAAGTCTACAGTTACGGGATATACATAGGCATCCCTTGTTATTGGATTAACCGTATCTTCTGGAAGCCGCTCTGATATCGGTATCCATCTCTGATTAATTTTTTCTGTTAAATATTCCAAGCTCTTTTTCTGATTGTCGTGCAGGTCTAACAATTTTCTGATGGCAAGACACAATAAGGCTTCATTCTCGATTTTGAATCCAACCTTATCGCTAATCCTCTCTACCAACATCTGAGTCAACAATATTCCACCAAATTGCATCAATCATACCTCCTAAATTTTGGTTTAGTTAATCCCAACATCCAGCGTCTAATCGCTTACCAATCACTGTTTTATGTGGATCAAACTCACTCAAAAGTATTTTGATCCCATACTGCAAAGCACACTCATGCTCTATCCTGCATCCTCTGTAGTCCTGCCAACCTTTTCCGAAATATGCTACATCGGCTTCTGAAAGCTTTTTGATCGAGTATGCCAAATATCCTAAAGGTGTTCGATCTTCTTTGCAGTACGAGTCTATAATCTCTATATCCTCTCCTAATATCTTCCTCGCTTCGGCAATCGCTGTTTCTCTTTCCTTAAATATTTCTTCGTCAGTCCGATCTACCATTGGCTGACTTATGAATAGCTTCTTCATGTTTACCTCTTTCTCCGGCCTGCCGCCGGAAGCTATTTTAGTTTTATTGCTTTTTCATACATTTCATGTTCCAACTTCTGCACGAGATTCATCATGTTAATGCCACCGATTGAGTATGCTATTTCTGCCGTATGCTCTATGATTTTATCGCAACAGTCATGGTCAATCCCTTGGTCGTGCACTGCAATAATACATAATGCGGCAAGCCTTTTTGATATATCCAATCTTTTCTCTCTGGTCAAAATCATATTATTCTCCTATTCTGGTTTATACGGTTCTGGGCGCGCTTGCCATGCAATAACCAGCTCGTCCATTTCTTTGAGGCTTTGATTGTACCAGTGCCCTCTGCAGAAAGAATAATATCGTGTATCCGTAACACCACCCAAGTCTATCGTTACGGGATATACATAGGCATCCCGTGTTATTGGATTAACTATATCTTCCGGCAGCCGTTCTGATACCGGGATCCAATTGGTCAGTAACTTATTAATCTCTTCCGGTATCAGCGGGCACCACTTGGGCCTAAGCCCTTCTTCCCCGAACAGATCTATGGTTGGCATTCCTTCTGCCACACCACATTCTGTCCCTGCACAAAATTGGCAATCGTAACAGCCTTCCGGCATCTCTACTTCTAACTTGACTTTCATTTTTTCCTCCTAAATGCCCTCCCGTCCCCGCGTCATTGGACAGATCAGTCAATCCTGATAAGCATCAGAAAGTTCACTGCCTTAACGCACACTTCTTTTTACTAACTGCCAGAAACTATTTCATAAACACAATCCACCTTGTTTTTCCACGCTGATCTCCCAGAAGAGGTTTTTTATCAAAAACTTTCAGCACCTCGGATAATTTTATCTGATCTTCGTTCCACTTAAATACCAGCAATCCGTCAGGTTCCAAAACCCTCATGCATTCGCAGAATCCCTGCTTCAAATATTCTGGCCAGCCAGCAGGAAGAATTCCGTATTTATTGGCCAACCAGCTCCCAGTTCCGGCATGGATAAGATGCGGCGGGTCAAATACAACAACTTTGAATGTATTGTCCTTATACGGCATCTCTCTGAAATCCATATGTATATCTGGTTTAATAAGCAGTGCACGCCCGTCACATAATGTTGTCTCTATCTCCCTGTTATCAGCATAGATTACATCTGGATTCTGTTTGTCAAAATAAAACATTCTGCTTCCGCAGCATGCGTCCAATACTCTTTTCATCACTTCTCCCTCTTAAACTAAATGTCAGTTTAGTTAATATCTAAATCCTTTACGCTGGCAGTATTCTAGCCATGTTTCTGATCGGTAACATCCGCCATACATATA